CGTCCCTCACGGCATGCCCTCCACCGCGGCAACGGCCTCGGCGACGCTGCGCACGACGACGACGACGGCGCCCGCCATGCGCCACGCCGCGTGGCACCGCTCCTGCGCCTCACTGAGGCGCCCCGTGGGCGTCTTGAGCTCGAGCCCGAGCCAGCGCCCGCGGACGATGCAGACGAGGTCGGGCGAGCCCTCGCCGAGCCCGTAGAGCTTCGGGTAGCTTGTGCCCGTGGCCGTCGCCCGGGCCACGTCGTTGCGCATGACGATGACGCCGGGCATGCAGCCGAGCGCCACCTTTACCGCGTCCATGAGCTGGTCTTCGGGCCGTCTCTCGCGCCTCATCGCGACCCCCGAGCGATGCGGAGGAGCACTTCGCGGAACGCGGGCGGCGTGGCGCTCGCGGCCCGCTTGCCGAGCGTCGGCTTCGCGCGGTCGAACCAGCCGACCTGATGCGTTCCGGCCTCGCGCCGCCAGTCGAGCGCGGGCGGCGGCATGGCGCCGACGTAGAAGAGCCACGTTCGCTTGCGCGCCGGGTGCCCATAGGCGCTCTGCCAAACCTCGCACACCCATTCGCCGGTCGCCGTCTGCGTCCAGCCGATGCCGCGCGGGGCGGTGAGTCCGTGCGCGGCCCATGCCCTCGAGCTCGCAGGATGCTCGAGCACGCCGCCCCACCGCCGTACGCTCGCGAGCGCCGCGGCGAAGCACCCGCCGTCGTTGCCCGGCCGGTTGTGCTCTCCGCCGTAGCGCGCGAAGTTCAGCGCCGCGAAGTTCACCCAAAGCTGGCACGGCGGATGCGCCACGACGGGCCAGGGCCCCGTGTAGCGCCTCGCATCCCGCGCCTCGTCCCACGGGTCGACGCCGGGGAGGCCGAAGTAAGCGCCGCCCCTTGCGACGTAGAGCGCGGCGATCATGGCCACCTCTTCGCGCACTCTTCGTCCGCCCACCGCCGCGCCCGCTCGGGGCTCATCCGCCGGCGAGAGACCCCCACGTGCACGAGGCTCGCGTGGTACCGCGCGCGCCGCTGGTCCGCGGGCATGCTCTCCAGCGCCGCCATGCGCGCCGCGCGCTGGAGCCGCCGCACGGGGAGCGCGCGAACCAGGGCAGAGACCCCGCACCGCGGGCAGACCTTCGCCTTCGGGAACACCGCCCAGCACGCCTCGCAGCGGGAGAAGGCGAGGCCCGCGAGGCGCTGCGTGACGGCCTCACCGCTGAGGCTCCACTCGTGCTCCACGTCCGGCGGCAGGTGCAGAAACACCGCGCCGCGCACGTCGAGCACCGTGCAGTGCGTCTTCCCCGGGTGCGCGCGGAGCCCGCGCCCGATGGCCTGGAGGTACCTGCCCAGCGTGCCGAACGGAGCGTCGAGGGCCACCACGTCAACGCTCGGCTCGTCGAAGCCCTCGACGAAGACGGACACGCCGACGAGCGCGTGGAGCTCCCGCGCGCGCAGGGCAACGCGAAGGCGCTCCCGCTCCGCCCGCGGCGTCTCGCCGTCGATGTAGCCCGCCGGATGGCCCGCGTCCGTGAGCCGCTCGACGGTGTACGCCGCCTCGGCCCGCGACTCGCAGAACACCAGCGCGCGCCACGCGCCGCGCAGGCGCCGCAGCTCGGCCACCGCGTCGCCGCGCCCGCCCTCGTCGCACGGGACGACCATGTGCGCGGGCACGAGGGCGCCCATGGCGGTGAGCTCGCGCACGCTGGGCCCGCAGACCATGGCGTCGAACGTGTCGCCGAGCGGCGCGCCGTCGCCCCGCTGAGGCGTCGCCGTGAGGCCGAGGATGCGCGCGGCGGGGTAGTCCGCGAGGATGGCCTTGACGGTGGGCGCCTCTGACCTGTGGCACTCGTCGAGCACCACGAGCCCTGCGGGCGGGCGCGTCCCGCGAGCGTGCAGGGTGCCCAGGCTGCAGACCTGGATACGCTCGCCCGGCGTGGGGGGCGCCCACGGCGCGACGATGCCGCAGGGCACGCCCAGCCTCGCCGCCGTGTCCCCGACGAGGCTGTCGAGGTGCGCGGCGAAGACCACGGGGCCTGTCTCCTCGCGGAGAATCTGCGCCGCCGTGTGCGTCTTGCCGCCGCCCGTGCCGAGCTGCATGCAGACCGCGCGCGCGCCGCTCGCCCACGCGGCGTGCACGTCGCCGACGAGGCGAGCCTGATAGGGGCGCATCACAGCAGCTCTCCCTGCCCGCTGGGCGGCGCGGGAGGCTTCACGACGCCGAGCCTGATGAGGCATGCCTCGCACGCGGCGTGGGCCATGCCGCCGCGCGTGTAGGCGCGCGTCGCGGGCCGGCCGCAGAACTTGCCCTCGGTGTAGACCGAGCAGCCGATGGACCGCGCGAGCGCGAGGCGCGTCTCGATGACCGAAGCGAGACGCGGCTTCATGGCACCCCCGCTGCAGCGTGCGCGAGCCTTGCCCGGGCGATGCGCACCGCCACGTCCCATGAGTCGATGCCTTCGACGTGGGACCAGCCGGCCCGGAGGCCGCCGATCATCTCCGAGCCCGAGCCGCAGAACGGCACGAGCAGCCGCGTACCCTCGACGGGCGGCAGGATGAGCCGCGCGAGGTAGGCCGCGAGGGCGAGGGGCTTAACCGTGGGGTGGACGTTGCGCGAGCCCCCGTTGCGGCCCGCCCCCGCGCGCGGAGACCTCGTGCCCGGGCTGCCGTCCTCGCGGTGAGTGGCCTCCCCGCCCGAGGCCGCCGCGAACCCCTCCAGCCCCGCGTCACGCTCGGCCCGGCTCGCCTTCGCGCAGTAGAAAAAGCGAGAGGCGCCGCCGTTCTCTCCACGGTACGGGTTGCCGTTGGCGAATGCTCGGTATCCGTTCGGCCGCGCCTCTCCGCTGAGGCCTGACATGATGGTCCCGCCCGTTGAGGGTTTCGTGTTCGAGGCGCTCGGCCGCTTCCCACTCTGCGCGTCCAGCGCCGCGCCGGCCTCCTCGTCGAGGACCACGTTCGCGGGCCAGCGGCCGAGGCCGTCGGAGTTCGATCCACTTCGCAACCCGTAACCCATTGTTCGGCCGTCTTCGGACCGGAGCGCGCCCCCGTGAGTGCGCCCGCCCTCGGACTTCTTCCCAATGACTTCGATTCGACACGCATCGATCGCCAGCGCGCCGCAGCCCCACCGCTGCACGTTCGCCGCGACGGTGCCCTCGAGCGGCTTGCGCGCGACGATGATCGGCTCCCACGCGGGTTTGAGCGCGGTGCCGTGGCCAGCGAACGCGGGTGCGACCTTGCCCACGTCGAGGCTCTTCGGAAATCCCGACCCGTACAGCCACGACATGCAGTCGCGAATCTCGAAGCCCGCATCCTCGATGGCGCACGTGAGCCGGTGAAACGTCCGCGTCCCGCCGAACGCGAGCAGGTGGGCGCCGGGCCTCAGCACGCGCAGCACCTCGCGCCAGACCTCGACCGACGGCACGCCGTGATCCCACTGGTGCCCCATGAACGACAGCCCATAGGGCGGGTCGGTGAGGCACCCGTGGAACGAGTTGTCTGGCATCGCCCGCAACGCGTCGAGCACATCCGCCTTATGCACCACGTTCACGGCCGCACCTCGTCGCGGTAGTGCGCCTCGCAGCGCGCGCTCGCCGTCTCGCGCTCGTCGGCCTGCACCGCGAGCGCCGCCGGGAGCCCGCACGCCGCGAGGCCGATGCCGGGGTAGTACACGCGCCGCTGGCACCTCCCCTCGGCGCGCAGCACCGCGAGGCGTAGATCCTCACCGCGCGCGGCCTTCACGGCAGCACCATGCGCAGGGCGCGACGGCCAGCCCGCCAGCGGTCGCGAGAGAGGCGGCCAGCGAGCGCCGAGCCGCACGGCGCGCCCGCGTACGAGGCGAGCGGCGTGCTTGGGCAGAGCGCCGCCGAGGCCCGCAGCCGGGCGAGCCCGATGCGCACGCAGAGCCGCGCGTCGGTGAGGACCTCGCGCGGCGCGGCGTGGAGCTGCATCACGCAGAGCGCGCGCCCGTTGTCGCCGACGACGCCGAGGCGGTTGCTGCCCTCGCGGTAGGCGACGCCGACGGCCCAGGTCACCTCGTCCCAGGTGCGAGCCTCGGCGACGATGGCGGCGGCGAGCGCGTCGACGTCGCCCGATGGGGCGAGCAGGCGCATGGCGGCGGCCACGATGGCGGCCTCGGGGCTCACCGCGGCCCCCGGCCGAGTAGGCGCCGCGCGTCGCGGCGGTCGCGCCGGTTGGCGAACTCGTAGAGGGCGACCGAGACGAGGAGGCCGAGGGCGAACGCGGCGATCACGGCGTCCCCGCCTTCTTCGCGGCTCGAGCCTCGCGCTTCGCTCGCGCCCCCTCCATCCGCTCCACGTCGGCGGGCTCCTGCGCCGTGGAGCCCACCCGAAACCCGGGGAGCGCCTCTTGCCGCGCGTCGCGCAGTTCCTCGGCGGTGAGCGGGCGCGTGTCGACCACTTCGCCCGTGTCGTCGCGCACGGTGCGCGCCGTGCCGTCGAGCGCGGAGTGCTCTTCGTGGCAATCGATCTGCCTGTCCTCGCGCCGCGTGTGCACGATGCGGCCGAGGCGCGCGACCCTCTCGCGCCGCTTCTCGAGGTCCTGCGCGATGTACTTCTTCGTCGCGGCCGCGGCCTCCTCGGCGATCGCCTGGTCGTGCAGCTCGCGGGCGAGCTCCTCGGCGCGCTGCGCCACCTCGTCGGGGGCGAGCTTCACCGGCAGGGTGCGGAGGTGCGGCTTCACTTCGCACCTCCCGCGAGCTTGTACGGGATGGGCCGCGTGAGCCGGGCGATCTCGCGCTCGAGGTACCAGACCGCCTTGCGGAGGTCTTCCACCTCGCGCTCTGGGCGCTCGCCCGCGCGCCAGATGTACTTGATCGCGTTGCCCCGGCAAAAGCCGAGGTGCTCGGTGATCTGGATGCACTCCACCCCCGAGGGGTGCGCCTTGTAGTGGTCCGGGTTCGTCGGGTCGCTCATGTCTCTCCTCCAGCGTAAAAGGGGCCTCGCGGCGCACCTGCGCCGCTCAGCCACGTGACTCTGCTGCCGCCTCAAGCGGCGATGGCTCGCTCAACGTTCGCGCGCATCTCGCCGCGCGGCACCGCGCCACGCAGCCAGTAGTGCACCGCGCTCGGCGCGACGCCCAGGTGGCGCGCGAACGCCGCCTGGCTGATGCCCCGCTCGCGCAGGTGCGCCCGCAGCGCTGCCGCCCATCGTCTCCGCTCGGTGCTCGTCATGCCCAACGGGGTAGCGCATTCAGAAGGCGCACGCAAACTTTCTCCGCGGCACGAAACGGCAAACGTTGCGCGGTGCCTATTTTTCCAGGCGTTCGTGGAAAAGATCTGGAGTCGGCTTGACGCAGCATTCTGAATGATGCACTCTGCGAGGCGAAAGGGAGGAACGGCATGGACTACCGGATCGAGTACGCGAACAAGGTCTACAGGGAGCGCTGCGAGGCGTGCCACGGGCGCGGCGAGGTGCGCCCCGCCTACCACGGGGAGCGCGAGGCGCCCGACGGGCGCGAGGCGCAGCGCTGCGAGGAGTGCGACGGCTCGGGCGTCGCCTACCAGGTCGAGGGCGCCGAGGCCGAGGAGGCCGCGCTCAGCTGGGGCATCCTGGGCGATCGGGGGGCGGCGTGAACGCGCGCCTCTACGGTGCGACGAGGGCGGCCCTGCGCGACGCGCGGGCGTGGATGCGCGCGCCGCTGCCGGTGCGCATGTTCGGCGAGCAGCGCGCGGAGTTGGAGGCTGCGCGCATGCTCGCGGTGTGCTCGCTGCTCAGCGAGGCGTGCGAGCTGCGGGCCAGGGCGCGCGAGGAGCGTGCGTCGTGAGCCGCACGAAGGTCTCGATCGCTGCCGACGGCCTCACGGCCACCATCGATAGCGGCGTCTACGTCTACAGCGCTCGCGTCGGCGTGATGTACCCGCCGCGCAAGCACCACCACGCGAGCCACAACGTCGCGCGCGGCGTCCGTTCCTGGGATGCGTCGGGGTTGACCTTGGAGGGAGCCAACGCGCGGCGCACGTCGGCAACGTGGGCGAGCTTCATCAGCGCGTACGACATCCCCCGCGAGCGCAAGGTGGGCGTTAAGGCGGCGCGCCGCGCCGAGGTGGCGACGAGGCGGCAGGCCGACGGGCGCATCGACGAGATCCTCGGGTTGCTGCGGCGCATCGCCGCCGAACTGGGGGTGACGTCGTGAGGCTCCGCGGCCCCGTGCGCGGCTGGTTCCTCACGCTGGCGATGCGCGCCGGGGTGAGCGTGGATGCGCTGCTCGCGATGCGGGCGGCCGACGTGGGTGCGCTCCTGCGGGCGCGGAGGGTGTCATGACCCGCCTCGTGGTCGAGCACAAGACGACGAGCGCGGACATCACGCCGGGCTCTCCGTACTGGCGGCGGCTGACCCTGGACACGCAGGTGAGCACGTACCTCGGCGCGACCGAGGGCGTGGAGGGGATGCTCTACGACGTCATCCGGAAGCCGGGAATTAAGCCCTTCAGGGCGACGCCTCCCGAGCTTCGCCGCTACACCGTCGAGAAGAGCAAGGCGTGTCCGGAGTGCAAGAAGAGGGCGCCCGCCGCGCACGAGTGCGCCGACGGCCGCATCATCACGGACCCCGGCGGCAAGCTCTACGCCGACCAGAACGACCGCGACGAGACGCCGGAGGAGTACGCCGAGCGCCTGCGCGCGGACATCTCCAGCGACCCGAACAAGTACTACGCCCGCGGCGTCGTCGTGCGTCTCCCCTCGGAGCGCATCGAGGCCGCGCGAGACACGTGGCTCGTCGCGGGGAGCATCCGCGAGAGCATGCGCCTCGGCGCGTGGCCGCGGAACCCCGGCGCGTGCGACGCGTACGGCCGCACGTGCGACTACTGGGACGTCTGCGCGGGCGTCGCGACCATCGACGACGACGCGCGCTTTCGCACCGCGGAGACTCCCCACGAGGAGCTCCCCGGCATCTCGCACCGCCTCCCGCTGCTCTCGAATTCCGCCATGAGTGCCTACCGCTCTTGCCCGCGGAAGTACCTCTACAGCTACGTGCAGAGGCGCCGCCCGCTGGTCACGCCGCACGCGCTGACCTTCGGCACGCTCATCCACGCGGGTCTCGAGGTGTGGTGGTCCAGCGTGGACCTCGGCGCCACGCTGGCCGCCGTGCAGGGCGCGCCGGACCCTTTCGACGTGGTGCGCGCCGAGGAGCTCCTGCGCGGCTACCACGCGCGGTGGAGCGAGGAGCCTATCCGCGTGCTCGCGGTGGAGCGGCCTTTCGTCGTGCCGCTTGTGAATCCGGAGACGGGCGCGGCGTCGCGCACGTTCGAGCTAGCCGGCAAATGCGACGCCATCGCCGAGGTGACCCCGTGAACATTGCAGGCATCCAAAAGACGACGACCGAGGCGCCCGCGAGGCAGAGCGCGCTCTCCCGCGTGCGCAAGGGGCCCATCCGCGCGCCGCTCCGCGTGCTCGGCTACGGCAGCGAGGGCGTGGGCAAGAGCACCTTCGCGAGCGGCGCGCCGCGGCCCATCTGGCTCGGCGCGGAGGGCGGCACGATGGCGCTCGACGTGGAGCGCCTGCCCGAGCCGCGCACGTGGGACGAGGCTATGAGCGCGCTCGCCGACGTGCGGCACGAGTCGCACGACTACGAAACGCTCGTGGTCGACCCGCTGAACTGGCTGGAGCCGCTCAACTGGACGAAGGTCACGGGCGGCAAGGGGAGCATCGAGGACCTGGGCTACGGCAAGGGCTACGTGGCCGCCGTGCAGCACTGGCGCGCGATGCTCGCCGAGGTCTCGGCCATCTGGACGGAGCGACACATGCACGTGGTCGTCCTCGCCCACGCGACGCTGCGCGAGCACCCGAACCCGAGCGGCGCGACGTGGCCGCAATGGGTGCCCGCCATCGACAAGCGTGCCGTCGGCACATGGACGCAATGGGTAGACCACGTGCTTTTTATGCAGGTGGAAACCATCGCGTTGAAGGCAGACGACCGGCGCACGCTCGGGCAGACAACGGGCCTGCGCGTGTGCCACGCGGCCCCGTCGGGGGGCTGGCTCGCGAAGTCGCGCGGGCTCCCCGAGAGCTTCGCCCTCTCGTGGGCGGCGATGGTCGAGGCGCTCGACGGCGCGGCGGCGCGCACCGCGGCGCTGCGCGCGGAGCTCGCGGCGCTGCTCGAGGGGATGCCCGCGGAGTACGCGGCGAAAGCGCGAGCGGCGGCGACGCAGCCCGCGGCGAATTTGGATGAGATCGTGAACAAGGTCCGAGCGAAGAAAGAGGCAATCAAATGAACATTCCGGCAGGGCACTATCAGGGGCGCGTGGTCGCGGGCGAGGGCGCCTTCGGCGAGACGAAGAAGGGCGACGTAGAGGCGGTGATCCCCATGGTCATCACGGGCGGCGACCTCGAGGCGCCCGAGCGCGTGACGGTGCGCCTCTACTTCAGCGAGAAGGCCGAGAAATACAGCGTGGAGAAGCTCCGCGCCATCGGCTGGAAGGGTGGCGATCTGACCTTCGTGGACTGCCCGAACGAGGTCACCGTCGAGATCAAGTACGAGCTCTACGAGGGCGAGGAGCGCATGAAGGCGGACATCATGACCGGCCCGGTGGTCAAGCCGCTGGAGCCGGCGCGCGCGCGCGCGTTCTCGGCGCGGCTCGCGGGTCTTGTGGGCACGCCGGCGAAGGCCGCGGGTCTCGACGGTCTGGACTGAGCACGACAGGGCCGCCGTGGTGTGCGCGGTTCGATTCCGCGCCGGCCCCCGAAGGGAGAGAGCACATGAGGAAAGAGATCATCGCCTACGCCATCAGCCACGCGCCGAAGGGCGTGAAGGGCGGGCCGTATGAGGGGCCGGGTACGCTCGGCGACAAGGTATCGCCGCTGTCGCACGCGATGCGGTACGCCGACGCCGCGGATGCGTACGAGGATGCGGCGTGGCTCGCCCGGCAAGGACACGACGCCCGCGTGATCCGCATCGTGCGGGCGCGGCTCGCCGCCTCCGGCCCCGACCCCATGCCGGTGGTGCGGGCGGCGATGGAGGAGACGGACGCGGAGGAGGCATTCAGCGCGGCGCCGCACTGTGGCCGCAGAGGCGAGGCTGCTGCGCTGGATGCGGCGGCGCGAGCGAGAGTCGACGCCGTGGACGCGTACCGAGGCTTCGTGCTGCGCGAGCAGGCCGCCCCGGGCACGCTGGCGCACCTGCGCGCCGACCTGCGGGACATGACCGCCCGCGCCGAGCGAGCAGAGCGCGAGCGCGAGGAGTGCGAGTCCGTGCTCACGGCCATGGGGGCCCGGGCGAGGGAGGCGGAGGAGTTCGCCCGCGTGCTTGAGGTCGAGCGGGACACCGCCCGCGCCGAGCTCGCCCGCCTCACCGCGCCGGCGGAGGGGGAGCCGCTGGACGAGGCGCTACGCGACGCGTTCGAGGTGGCCTACCGCGACGCCGCGAGCGAGTGCCATGCGAACGCCATCCGCGCCATCTACCGCCTCGGCGTGGCCCACGAGCGGGCGAGGCAGCAGCCTGCGCAGGACCGCGCGACGGCAGAGGAGTTGGAGCGGGTCTACTCGGCGGCGTACGCGAGGGCGTGGGAGTCGGAGGTCAGCACGCCCGACCGAGGCGAGCGCGCCGGCCTTCGTGCCGTCGCCGCCCACGTGCGGCAGGAGCGGTGCCTCGTCGCGAGGGCGGTGGATGCCCACATGTCGACGCACGTCTACCGCCGCGGGCCCGACGACTGGGCCGTCGCCCTCGGCCCACGGTTTGTCGAGTGCGAGCGCGCCGACGTCCCCGCGACGCTGGCCCGCCTGCTCGGGGAGGTGGCGACGTGAGGTATTTGGCTGTTTCGCTAGAGGAGGGAGGCGAGTGGGACGCGACGGTTCAGGCCGCGAGGCCCGCGAGCGAGGCCCTCGCGCTGCGCCACGCCCGCGCGATGAAGGCCGTCCTGCTCGCGGCGAAGGCGTGGGCGAAGCGATGGCCTCGCGACAGGACGCTCGACGAGCAACGGGCGTACGAGATCGCAACGGCGCGGCTGCTCGGCGCCCAAGCCCGACTCGCGAAGATCGAAAAGGAGGTGTCCCATGGCTGACCTGAAGACGACAGCGGAGGAGCGTGCGAGGCTGCGCGCCATCCTCGACGCGGAGAGCGCGGACATGGGCGCCGCGGAGGTGGTGACGTCGCTCTTGGTCCTCTCCGACCTCGACACCCTCCTCGCCGAGAACGCGAAGCTTCGCGGCGAGGTGGATCGGCTGCGCGGCGAGGTCGCGAGCCTCGCCCTACTGGTCAATCCGCAGGCGGCGCGCGACGCGGCAGCGACCGCCCGGGAGAACCGAGCAGCGCGGGCGATCCTTGCCGTCTGGGAGGACGACGACCTTGTTGGCGCCGCTCGGTCCGCCATGGCCATGGTGGAGCTGTACAAGGCCATGTGGCGGCGCGACATGGGATACACGCAGCTCGCCCGCCAGGCCATGGCCGCCGGGCTCGCTGAGTGCGAGCGGCTGCGCGGGGCGCTGACCGGGCCGTCGTCCTCGTGCCATTCGTCGAGCGGGCGCGGCGTGATGCGACTTCCGGAGGAGCCATGACCGCCCCCGAGCGTGGTGACGCCAGGTGGCTCGCGGTGTACGCCGCTGCGTTCGTGGCGGAGCACATGGAGGCGAGGCGGCTTGGTGCGGCCCTCGATGACGAGAGCGTCGATCGGGCGACCGAGGAGGGGGAGGCGCTCGCCGATTGGGAGCTGGAGCGACGGATCGCGAGGGAGCCATGAGCCGCCCCAGACCGTGCTCGCGTCCGTCACACATGTGGTTCGCCCGCAACTTCGCGCCGTTTTGCGCCGCATGCCGGGCGCTCGCCGCGTGGCTCGACCGCCCCCGAAAGGCTCGACGATGACCGCCCCCGACCACACGCCCTACCTGCTCGCGACGGACCTGCGCACCGCGGAGGACGTGGCGACGTGGCTGCGCGAGCACGCCGAGCAATGGCGCCGCGACGCCGTGGCCGACCCGTCGGTCGGCGCGCGGTCCGTGCGCCTCGACTACGCGGGCCTACGCGCGATCCAGGGGGCCCACGCCGACCTGCTCGCCCGCCTCGACCGCGAGCGCCGGCAGGCGTGCAGGCGGGGGGCGCGCAGGACCTTCGCGGACGCCGCGGAGTTGATGCGAGGCTACGCGCTCGAGCAAAAGTGCGGCGTCGTCCGTGACACGGGCATCGAATACGCCATCGGGCACTACCTCACCCGCGCCCTCGCCTTCCGCGCCGCCGCGAGGCAGCCGTGACGCAGCTCGCCCTCGACATGCTGCCCACGGGCGCGTGGCGCCTCACGGGCGCGCGCGGCGCGGCGTGTCTGCCGCTCCCCGGCGCGGTGCCGTCGCTGTGCGCGGAATGGTGCTCGGCTGTTGGTGGGCGCGTCTGGCTGCCGTGCGACCCGCGCCCCGGCTGCGAGGGCTGCGCGGAGCTCGCCGAGCACCGGTGCGAGCCGTGAACCTCGGCAACTAAGAATCGAAGCGTTACGAGCACTTGCGAACAATCGACCGCGGAGGGCTTGCGGTGGGTACCCACCTAGATTAGGATTCATCGGGTCGGGAGCACAACGCCCGGCAGAACCAAGGAGACCCGACCATGAACGCTTCCGACCTCCGCATCGTCGCCGCCCTCTACCGCCACGGCCGCAACCTCGGCAACGGCTACTCGCCCTCGGGCGAGACCGTCGAGGAGGCCGCCGCGGCGCTCGTGGCGGACGGCGGCAACCTGCTCTACACCGCGGGCAGCTCCGACGAACTAACCGTGGTGGCGATGGACGATCGGATCGTCGCCATCGGCGGCGACGCGATGGGCAACGGCGCCTGGGCCGTCGACGTGTACCGCGACGACCTGGCCGCCTCGTGGCGCCAGGGTTGCCGCGAGGCCGGCGACGACGACATGATCCAGTTCTGCGATGCTGCCATCGCCGGCGACCTCGACGCCTGCATCCGGGTGATGCGCGCCGAGTACGATTCGCTCTAGGCAAAGCGCTCCCCGCGGCCCACAACGGCCCGGGGAGCTGACGCCCTCCGCCCGCACCTGGAGACCTCCGGGGCGGGCTTCGCGGCGTGAAGGGAGCCTACCATGCCCGTGAACAAAGAGGCCCAGCGCCACACCGCGCAGGTCAAGCTGCGCCTCCCGCCCGACGTGGCCGCCGAGCTCCGGCGGCGCGGCAGGGAGCATCCTCGCGGCGCCTCTGGTGTCGTCGCGGAGCTAGTCCTCGCCCCGGCCGAGCGCCGCGTCGACGACGTGTGACCCGTGCACCGGGCCGCCCATGTCGGGCTCGGGGCGCGGGTCCGTGGCCATCTCGTAGGCCCCCGACGCCATCGCCGCCGCGAACGGCGCCCGCATGCCGGCCGCATACGCCTCAGCGGAGGCGGTAAAATAGCCCTGCGCGCGGAGGCCGCGGGCGAACGCCACGACGTCGCCGGCGAGGACACCGGGCCACCCGCGCGAGAAGCGCCGCTTGAGCAGGGCGAGGTGCTCGCCCATGGCCTCGTCGAGCGAGTCGAACGCGCGGAACCTGGTCGCCGGGTGGGGCGGCTCGAAGACCACCGCGACCCGGGGCGCGACGGCCCGTTGGTGCGCCGTGCTGGCGTCGTAGACGGCCTCTCCAGCGGCGACGAGCCGGGAGGCCTCGGCCGCCGAGACGCCCTCCCAGACGCCGCGCAGCGCGTGCCATGGGCGCGAGATGTCGGACGCCTTCACGTTGCCGATGTTCCAGCCCCAGCAGGCGCGCCCGCCGGTCTCGATCATGTACTGCGCCCAGAGGACCGCGCAGGCCCCAGCGGAGCACGGCTCCCCCTCGGGCCATGCGCGCACGACGGCGCCCACGTAGGCCTCGAGAGTCGGCGTGGTCCGCACGGGCTCGCGCTGGCTCACGCGCACCGCCTGACCAGCCGGAGGCCCTGGGAGTAGTCCACATACGCCGGCCCATGCGAGGTGCGGCCCCGCTCGATCGGCACGCCGTCGAGGCGATGCCACCCGTAGAGGTCCACGCGGTACCCGTCGACGTAGGCCAGATCCTTATGCGAGCCGGCGAGCAGGGTGAACGGGCGACCACCGATGGCGGCCTCGATGCGCATTCGCTGCGCCCCGTAGGCCACCATGTCGCGCGGGCTGCTCCAGTCGCGCGTGATGCGGTGAGGGTCGAGGCGCAGGTCGGCCGCCTGCCAAATCGCGTCCACGAGAGCGCGCGAAGGCACCTCGCAGCCCCAGTCGTCTGCGAGCGCCACGGCCTCCCCACGCGAGACCGGCGCGAGGTAGACCGGCGCAACGTGCCAACGCTCGCCGTCAAGCTCGACGACGGGCCACTCGCACACGGGCGGCAGTTCGTCGAGACCGACAGGGGCAGGGCTCACGGACACGACGCACCCGCCCTCTCCCGCGCGGCGCGCATGCGCAGGGCGAGCCGCTCGGCCCGCGCGCGGTGCGCCTCGCGGAGCCTCGCCTCGGTGCACCACGAACAGAGGCAGCTCACGGCTCCCTCAGGTCGGGGAACTTGGCCCTGGCCTCGGCGCCCTCCACGGCGGCGATGCTGTCGAGCAGCGCGACCCGAGCCGCGGCGAACGCGTCGGCCTCGCTGCGCGCCTGCAGCGCCGAACGGAACGCCGATGTGAGCGCCGACAGGATGCCGAGCAGCACCTCCGCGACGCCGCTCACGGTGCACCCAACCGCTGCGGCCCACGAATCGGAGCCGGGAAGCCGAACCCACCTGCCCGGCCATGCGCGCTGACGGAGCCTCGACCGTACACCCGCAGGACGACAGGTACGTCGAGCACGGTCATGCCTTTGGCCTGCGGCCACTCCTCCGCGCACACCCAGAGCTCTTCGGCGTCGATGTTGTGCTCGCGCTTCAGTCCGTCGATGGCCTCGCGGCACGCCTCGATCAACTCCGCGACGCCGCTCACGGGACGCACCGCCCCGCGTACGTGCGCCCGTGCGCCGCCTCGACGCGCCGCCGGCACGCCACGTAGCCCTCGCACGTGCTCGAGCGCTCGCGGCAGTCGGCGAGCTCCGCGCGGTAGGCGGCTCCCTCGACGCCGATGGGCACCGCGGGCTCGACGGGCGCGCATCCGGCGACGAGCCAGCCGACGAAGGTGGCCACCAGCGCGAGCGCGAACATGACCGCGAGCGCCTCACCAGCGCGCCCGAGAAGCTCCGCGTCGCGGTCGTCGAAGCCGTTCACGGGTGCACCCCCATCAGCGCGACGCAGCCGGAGAGCGTCGCCAGTACGCCCGCCACGGCGAGCGCGAGCACCGCGCGCGTGCTCGCCGGACGGGACAGCCACGCGCCGAGCGGCGAGAGCGTCTCGCGGTCTGCGGGCACCTCGATGAGGCGCCCGAGGTGCCGCATCATCGTCCCGCGGTCCACGCGCGCCGCCCGGAGCTCCTCCTCCGTGCGCGCGATGAAGGCTCGCACCTCGGCGCGGAACAGCGCCCCGGCCTGCGCCTCGCGCTCCACGAGCTCGCGGACCGCCTGCACGTCGCGCATGTCCGCCGCCGCGCGCGGGCCGTTGACGGGGGCGTGGTTCACGGCCGCGCCTCGACGCACGGGCGCGGCGTGGGCGCCGGCTGGTGCGAGTAGTACGCCTGCACGGCGCCCGCGACGATGGTCACCAGCGCCACAGCCTCAGCGACGCGCGAACGCGTCTGCGTGCGACGGGCGCGCCGCTCGAGGGCGGCGAGCTCGTGGGGGTCCGTCTGGGGCGCACGCGCCGGGGGCGGCAGCGGCGCCCCCTTGTCGGGGGCGTCCACCGCTCACTGCCCGTAGAGGTAGGACGTCGCCGCGCCCGTGGTGATCTCGCACCGGGGGAGATACGCACTCACGGCACCGTTCGGGAACGCCATATAGAACGTCTGCGAGGCCGCGAGCCGGATGTCGGCGTTGAGCACGCCGCTGGTGTTCGCGCTCGGCGCGGCGACGTGGCCGGCCAAGGTCACGTCATCGACGTTGACGCTGTAGGTCGTGGTCGTGTTGTCGGGGATCGTCGGCACCGTCGCGGCGCCGCTGTCGACCTTGTACCAGGTCGCGCCGCTCGCCTCGTTCATGTAGATGTTGCGGCCGATCACGAGCTCCGAGCCCGCGCCGGTGAGCGTGGGAATGCTCGTAAGGTTGATCTTGACGGTGCCCGCGCTGGAGATGGTCGCCGAGGCCGTGCCCGCCTCCGTCTCGCCCTGCGCGGTCACGTAGGTGACCTTCACGGTGTGATCGCCCACCGTACAGAGGCCGACCGCGCCGTCCGCGCCGACGCACGCGCCCGGCTTCGCGAGCGCGCTGCGGTAGAACTTGACCCGCGCGGCGCTGCCCGCGGTCTCGGTGATGAGCAGCGCCGAGCAGGAGTTGGGGCCCTTGCCCGCCGAATCGACGGGGCGCGTGGCCGAGGCGGTCGTGGTGTACGTGGAGAAGAAGTTGTCCATGGTGCTCATTTCCGCCCGGGCGGGGCTTCTTGGCGGGCGCTCGCGGGCGCCGCAGTGCGAAACGCGTTGGGGTTCAGGGGTCTCGGTGGAGGCGTTCCGCCATGACTGGGGGCGGAATACTGAGACTGAAGCCCCGCGATCACTGCGGGTTTCATCGAGGCATCGAGCGCTACATCAAATAGCACGGAGAGGCTCACGCGAGTAGGGTACGGCAGCTCCCGCGGGAGCTTTGCCACCTCGTCGAGCAGGCGCCCCTGCATCACGGCGAACAGCGCCGGGTACACCGCGCGAACGGCCTCAACGGTCTCGCGCGACACCTGCCCCGACACGACCTGTCGCACGAGGATCGTAGGGTCCTGCACGGCGTCGATGCTCTTGGCAAAGCTCGCCGCCTGCTGCGGCGTGATCGTGCGCTTCTCCGGCTGCAACGCGTTCACCGGCGACGGCGCGCGCGGCGCGATGGCCTGCAGGTGCATCACCGCCCGCGTAGCTACCGCCGTGGTGGCGTCGGCGACCCGCGGCGCGACCTGCCGCAGCGACCCGCCCACGAAGCCGCGCACGCGCTCGGCTGTCGCGTCTGCGCTCTGTATGAGGCCGTCGGCGATGCGCGCGGCGACAGCCGACGAAGTGCGGGCCACGGGCTCGGTCACGCGCGAGCGCGCGCCGACGGTGAGCGCGTCGATCGCGCTGCCGGTCGCCTGCGACCCTTCGCGCACCGCCTTGGCCGCGTCCACGCTGCCGGTGCGGATGCCGCTCGCAAGCTCGCCCGCGGCGCCGCGGATCGCGGCCCCTCGCTTCGTCGGGTCCACCACGCTCCGCATGCCCTCGGCCGCGCTCGCTATCTTCGCGTCGATGGCGCTCGTGATCGCCGTGATGTTCTCGATCTTCGCCACGTGCCCGAGCGCGGCCGATGCCACGTTGGCCTGGTACTCCCGCGCGAGCTTGCCCGCGCCCACCGCGAGCGCCGCGCCCGGGTGCGCCATGGCGAGCGCGCCGAGCCCTGCGATCTCCCCGACCGACCGCGGGGCCACCTTCGCCGCGCCCGCCTCCGCTGCCGTGAGCGCGTCGCGCAACAGCGCCTGCTTCGCCGACGTCGCCGCGATCTTCTCGCCGACGTCGGCCCCCTTCGCTGCCTGCCGCTGGAGCCCCTCGAGCTCCGCGCCGACGTCGGCGACCTTCGCCTCGAGCTTCGCCGTCTGCGAGCTGCGCGAGCTCGTGGCCGTGACGATGCCCTCTTCGCGCAGCAGCGCCCCGACCTCGCGCGCGCGCTCCGCGTTGCCGCCCCCGAGCGCGCGGAACGCCTCCTCGTCGGCGAGGCCCTTCGCGCGCGAGAGCACACCCTCGCTCGACAGGCCCTCGAGCTTGCGCGCCGCGGCCTCGGCGGCCTCCGTCACGCGCGCGTGACTCGCGACCTCCGCGAGCCGCTCGCCCCCGGCCTCGACGCCGCGCGCGAGCTCCGCGCCGCCGCGCTCGAGCAGCACCGCCCCGCGCTCGCCCTCGCGCCGCACGAGCCCCGCGGCGCCCGTGCCCAGGTGCTCCACGCCCGCGATGAGCCCCTCGCCCGCGCGCGCCGTCGCGCTCTCCAGCCCCGCCCCGGCGCGCTCCGCGAGCGCGCTACCCCGCTCGGCCAGCGCGACGGCCCCCTCGCCGGCCCGCGCGAGGCCCCGCCCGACCGCCGCCCCGCCGACGTGCAGGCCACCGCCGATGGCCCCGCCGAGCAGCGCGCCCTTGGACGCGTGCGCGAAAAGCCGCTCGGCGGTCAAGTCGTGGTTACCGAGGGCGGCCTCGGACATTGCCTGTCCGACCCCCATCGCGCCACCCTCGTAGGCCGCGGCGAGCGCCCCGGGCACGACGTGCTCGGCGACGCTGGCGAGCCCGCGCATGCCCGCGCGCTCGGCCGCCCCAGCGAGACCGCGGCCGATGCCCCCGGCGACCCCCTTCGCTGCGCCCGTGCCGGGGATGGGCAGGAGGAAGCCGCCGGCGAACTCGGCAGCGGCGTTCGTGTCGGCGAACCCCTCGCGCAGAAGGTTCGTTTTCTGCCGCATCTGGTCGGCCGCGTCGTCGCCGGCGAGCGCGCGCGCGCCCTCGACCTGGATCCAGTCAGACGCGCCGAAGGTGGCACCGCGCGCGGCTGCGTCTGCCGTCGCCGCGGCGCCCGCGAGCCCGCTCGTGTAGCGCGCGACGTCGACGTCCTTCTGTGTCGCGAGGCGCGCGCCCTCGGCCTTGGCGCGCTCGAGGTCGCCCGCGGCAATGGCGTTCACGCCGCCGTCGTCGTCGACGATGGCGATCTGTCCGGGCGCGACCTCGACGGGGGCGGGAGCAGTCATCGGATCGGCGTCCTCTTGACCTCGCGCTCGTTCGCCGGCGCGGCTTGTTTCCCTGTCGGGATGACGACCTCGCGGCCGCTCGCGTCAGCCGCCTTCACCGCCTGGAGTCCGGCGGCCTGTTGCCGCCCGATCTCGAGGAACCGCTCGTTGATCGCGATGAACTCCCGCAGGCGATCGTTCGTCTCGTCGCCGATGAGGTCGGTATCGGCCGCGCCCTTCCCGGCGACGGCCTCGAGGATGGGTGCGGTGCCCGCGTCCATCGTGCCCATTTTCATGGCCTTGTTCGCCTTGGCGAGAAGGATCCCATGGTCGACGGCCACCTTCGTGACCCACGGCGCCGCGCCGAGCGGGTTCCCTGCGCCGCGCGACGTCGCGCGGCCCCAAGTGCCTTGCGCGGTGCGCTCCGCGAGGATGCGCCGGGCGGCCGCAATGGCCTCCTGCGCCGACGTGATCCCCTCCTGCTCCTCCTTCGCGGACGCGGTGTCACGCGCGATGTAGCCCGTGGGCTGCTTCGTGACCGGGTCCTGTCCCGTCGCGACGAAGCGCCCCGCGAGGCCTGGCTTGTCAGCGGCGTCGACGTCGATCTTCTTGCCCTCAAGCCTCAGTTTCTCCAGCGTCACGCCGCGCTGGAACATCTTCTCCTCGCGGGCAGCTGCCGCCGCCGCCGCAGCCGCGCGCGCGTTCGCCAGCGCCTGCGCCGCACGAATCGCCGCCTGCTCCTCGGCGCCGTCGACCTGCGCCTTCGCCTGCGCCTGCTGCCGCGCAAGCTGCGCGTCGAGCGCTTCGAAGCGCGCCTGCGCCTCGGGCGTGCCCAACCGCTTGGCCTCGGCCGCGGCCATCCCGCGCGCGCTCTCCAGCATCGCCGCCGTGGTCTGCGCGCGGGAGAGCACCGCGTCGCGGTTGTCGGTGATGAGCTGCGCGTACATCGTGTTTCGGTCGGCGATGCCCGCGTTTTTCTGCGCGAGCCCGCGCACCTGCGCGTCCACGTCGCGATCGATGTGCCGCTGGATGACCTTCGCGAACGCGTCGGGGTCCGTCTTGTTCAGCGCGGCGCTCATGCCCGCGAGCGCGCCGCCGATGCCGACCATGACGCCCGTGAGCGCGCCGCTGTCGCGGTACAGCCGCCCGGGGTCGATCGTAGCGTTTCGCACCTCGTCGATCTGCTTCTGCGTCTGCGCCCGAAACGCATCGCGCGCCGCGGCCTCGTCGCGCTGGAAGCTCGCTTCGTTCGCCGCGTACTCTTCCTTCTGTCGCGCGATGCGCGCCTCGGCTTGCGCGTCCTCGTCGCGCACCACCGCGCCCGCGTCGTTCGCGCGCTGGAGCGCAGCGCGCTCCGCGCCGAAGCTCGCTAGGTAGTCCTGCTCATCGGCGCGACGCTTCTGCGTCCAGGATGGCCCCTGCGGGGCCGCGGGCGCGGGGCCGCCCACGGGGCCGCCCACGTGACGCGGGGGCGCTGGCGGGGCCGCCACGGGCGGCGGCGG